TTGGTTCCTGGTCAAGATGGTATGGTTGGTTATTTGATTGACAATTCTGCAATCGTTCGTCCTTTCAGTGGTGCAACTACTGGATCAAATGTTGTTGCTCGTTTGCAAGAAGCATTGGATTACTCACCCGCTGCATTGTATGGCAAAGAAGGATACCAATACTATGTTGGTCCATCTACCATGAAGGCATACCAAGCCGCTTTGTCTGCTGGTAACTACAACTTCCAATTCTATGTAGGTGAAAAGCCAATGAACTTCCAAGGTATCCCCGTAACCATGTGTCCTGGTCTTAACGATTACGACTGTGTATTGGGTATGAAGTCAGATTTGCACTTCGGTACTGGTTTGTTGAGTGACTACAACGAAGTGAAGGTTATCGACATGAGCGATATCGATGGTTCACAGAATGTGCGTGTAATCATGCGCTTCACGGGTGGTATCATCGCTACCAACCCAACTCAACAAGTTGTAATTAATGTAACCTAATAATATAGGAACAATATAAACACGGGGTGGGCGTAAACACCCGCCCCTTTTTTTTAACAACAAAATAGAAAAAATATGCCAACTTGTGGAACATTAGCCAATAGATACGAACCATGTAAGCAGTTTGTCGGTGGTTTGAAGGGTGCTTTCTTTATCCCTTTTGAATTCGCCAACAGAGTGACTAAAAGCGGTACGGGATTGGTAACATTGATTGATAACGGAACAACCACAACCCCAATTACTGCAAATTTTTGGGAATTGAAAGGTTTGTCAACCATCGAAACAACTGTAATCGCTTCACGCGATAACGGAACAACTGCCTACGAAACTTTGTTTACTTTGTCATTCAAACCAAGCGGTAAAACCCCAGTAACGGGCGATGCCGATATGGACACTTTGAAAACATTGTCACAAGGTAGATGGCAAATCATCGTGTGGGATAGAAACGACCAATTTTGGTTGATTGGTGAAACTTTGGGTTGTGATGCCAATGGCGGATCATCTTCATGGGGTGTACAAATGGGTGATGCCCGTTTGAATACTTTGACTTTGATGTCAAGTGAACCAAACCCACCTGCCCCCGTTGATGCCGATAATTACGCAGAATTGACCCCTGCGATTATCACTGTTGCGGCTTAATTTGATTTCGGTTTTATAGTTTGATGACCCTCACCAAATCGGTGGGGGTTTTCTTTTTGTAACAAAAACCTCAATTTGCGTTCTATTGTATATGCACATCAATAACACATCCACATCAGTTACATTCACATCGTTCGTGGATTTTGAAGGTGTGTCAACGGCAACCATTGAGGTATGGCATAAACCCACAAAAACGATGGTTTCCACCACGACTGCGTGTGTGAAGTCATATTCCTTCATCACAATGAATTTACCCGCTCTAACGCCAATTAACGCAGTGGCAAAGAACACGGATGAATTATTGTTTCGTGTGTATAATGGGAATGTGTTGATTTGGGAGGTTTTGGGATATTGGATTACGGGAACAACAAACATTTACAACACTTGGAAGCAGTTCACAACGACTGCCCCTGGTACACCTAATTGGAAAACACTATGAGTTTAGAATTTATACAATTACAATCATACACCGCACCATCCATCATTGAGCAAAAGAACAAAGATTGGGTGCAATACGGGGATGATAATAATTACTACCAATACTTGATTGACTTATACCATTCATCACCCACCAACAATGCATGTATCAAAGGCACTGTTGACCAAATCTTTGGTAAGGGGTTGGAGGTTACAAGGGCATCAAGGGATTTGCCAGGTTACATTGAATTCAAAAAGTTGTTCAGTGCGGATGACCTTCGTGCCGTTGCAATGGATTTGAAGATGTTAGGGCAAGCATCATTCCAATTGGTGAAGTCAAAGGACAGAAAAAAGTATGTCCAAGCCAAGCACTTTCCACAACAAACCCTTCGCCCCGCTAAATGCAACGAAAAGGGTGAAATTGAAAAGTACTATTATTGTCCCGATTGGGCTAATATGAAGCGTAACCACACGCCAATTGAATTTAGGGCGTTCGGTTATGACCAAAGTGCAAACGAATGTATTTTAACAATCAAACCATATTCAACGGGTTCGTTTTACTTCGCACCCGTGGATTACCAAGGCGGTACGCAATATGCCAACTTGGAAGCGGAGATTTCCAATTTCCATATTAACAACATCATGAATGGCCTTGCCCCATCAATGTTGATTAACTTCAACAACGGGCAACCACCCGCCGAGGTTAAAGACACTGTGGAAGCCCAAATCAAACAAAAGTTTGGTGGATCGTCAAACGCGGGAAGGTTTATTATCAGTTGGAATGACGGCAAGGATTCAAGTGCGGATATTACACCCGTTCAATTGAGTGATGCCCACAACCAATATCAGTTCCTTTCCCAAGAATCCATGCAGAAAATCATGGTGGCGCATCGTATTGTTTCGCCATTGCTTTTGGGTATTAAGGACAACACTGGATTTGGTAGCAACGCAGACGAATTAAAATCAGCGTCTATCTTGTTTGATAATGTTGTGGTACGACCTTTCCAAAGATTGATTATTGATGCAGTCACCAAGGTGTTGAATTTTAATGGGTTTAATTTGAATCTTTATTTCAAGACCTTACAACCTTTGGAATTCACCGATTTGAGTGGCAATGTCATTGATGATGAAACCCGTGAAGAAGAAACGGGCGTATCCTTGGCAAGTCAAAAAAAAAAGATTGATTTAGCGGACATGACCATCCAAGACGAAAAATCTTGGATAGAACATTTGAAAGGCAAGGGGGAAATAATTAACACCGATGAATGGGAATTGATTGATGTTCAAGAGGTTACAGACGCGGATGAAGAACTAAGATTTAACTTGGCGTATGACAACCCCAATAAAAAAAGTGATGACGATAAAGGGGTTTACAAAATCCGATACCGCTATGGTCCTGATTTCGTATCCAACAAATCAAGGGAGTTTTGCTCTACAATGGTTCAAGAAGCCAAAAGCGGAGTGATATTCCGTAGGGAAGATATTATCCAAATGGGGGATGCGGGTGTGAACGGGCAATTCGCCCCAAGCGGTCAAAGTTCCTATTCGATTTGGAAGTACAAAGGCGGTGTAAATTGCCACCACAGATGGGAACGATTGACATTCAGACGCAAACAAGTCAAAGGAAAGTTTTTGCCAAAGCAACCAAACGAGGTTGGGGAAAGTAGGGATTTAGATAATTACAACGAAGTATCAAACAAAAGCGCAGACAATGCGGGTGTGCCATTCTCACCAAGTGGGTGGAATACCGCCAAGACACGCCCCATTGATATGCCAAACAAAGGATCATTAAAGAATAAATAAGATGTACGCAAACGATTACATATTACTGGTTGACAAAGAACTAATCTTCAAATACACTCAATTGGGTGGTAATGTTGATGTGGACAAAATCTATCCCTTTGTTAAAATCAGTCAAGACATACAAGTTCAAGAACTTTTGGGGACGAAGTTGTATCGGTACATTTTAACCCAGGTTGAAGCGGGAACTTTGACGGGCAATTACCAAACTTTGGTTTCACACTATGTTCAACCGATGTTGATTCACTATGCCATGGCCGATTTGTTGTTGTTCCATGGTTATGAAGTAAGCAATGCGGGTATTTTGAGGAACTCCCCCGAAAACACCACATTGCCAGACAAAACCGAAATTGATACATTGGTTCAACGCCAAAGAAACATTGCGGAAACTTATCGTAGACGGGTTGTGGATTATTTGAGTTACTACCCACAATTATTTTCGCAGTACACCGAGGACCAACAAGCGGGTGAATACCCAAATACAAATCCGTCAAACTATGTTTCATGGAATCTGTAAAAAAGACATACAAGCCAAAGGATGAAAAGGTCAAGAAATTGACCACCTACATGACACAACTTAAAATTGTCAAGGGGATAAAATGCGACTTGTTCACAAAGGCAATTATGATATTAATGATGTCGGGGTGTTCTGCGGAGTATCATTTGAAACAAGCCATCAAAAAGAACCCCGCCATGGCACAAATAAGTGTGTATGGCATTGATACCATGTTTGTGCGTGATTCTGTGACCATTACAGACACTTTCACAACAAAAACGATTGATACCCTCACAATTGAAAAGGATGGCGTTAAAACGATTGTTTACAGAAATCACGATGTGATAAGAGTTCAAACAATTGTAAAGGCAGATACCATCCGTTACACAAAGACCATTCAGTTACCACCACAAATTCAGTATAAGGAACGCATTAGTGTCCCCCAAAAAATTGGGGTGGCGATTGGATCGGTGTTATTTTTACTTTTACTTTTTGCATTGATAAGAAAATGAGCAATTGGAACAACCCAAATAATCCTAACAACACACAGAATGGGTGGAAAACCCCATCAAGGTCATCACCACAAGGTGGTGGAACACGGGCGTGTTTGTGCAAGGACAAAAACACATATTCCAAAAAGTGTTGTGATGGCACTTTGTGGGCGCAAGGCATTGGGCAAATCACCCGTAATCCGTAACAATTAACCTTAAAATCGTTTTATAGATATGAGTATCGCAGGATCAGCATTTACCGCAGGTTACACTGGAAGTGTAGCCGTAGCCAATACCACCGCAAAAACGGGTAGATTCCGTGGATTTTTTGTCAATTCAAATGCCGTTGTTTCGGCTTGTTTGGATAAGGACGGGAATTCATTGATGACTATCATGGGATTGACGGGTACAACCTTGTTACCTGGTCCATTCCATTGCGTTGCAGATGGCAACTACATTTCATCAATTACCTTGACATCAGGTTCAATCGTACTTTACAACGAATAATGTTTGTTGGGATTGCAATGGGTGTTACTCCCTTCACCCAAGCGGGTGGGGCGGTATTGGCGTTAGAATATACGAATAGGGTAACTGCGGATGGTGGTTATTACGAAGGTGTGGACTGCATGATTTTCAAATTGGATAATTTAGATTCACAAGAATGAGTACACTTTTAGAACAAGCAAGTTTGGTTTTAATACCAAGCGGATACAAAGAGGATGTTGTTTATTCTCAAATACCCACAAACGGGTCGGGCGATTTGTCATTCACCCGTGCATCCAACGGAACGCGAGTAAATAGCGCGGGATTGGTTGAGGTTTGCCCGTGGAATTTGTTGACTTATTCCGAGGATTTTAGTAATGCGGCTTGGGTCAAAAGCAATGCAACAATCACCGCAAATAGTACAACCGCACCGAATGGTACAACAACGGCAGACACATTAACTACAACATCAATTAGCCAATGTCATATTCGCCAAAGTTATAGTTTTCAAATTGGAGTTTATACCCTTTCATTTTATGTGAAAAAAGTTGATTTGGGATTTTGTTATGTTGAATTTGGAAATGCTTATTGTTGGGTAAATTTAACAACGGGAGCAATCACGGGAGCAAGTCAATTTGGAACGGGATGGACTTTTGTTTCGGCAAGTGCTTCAAGTGTTGGCGATGGATGGTTTAGAGTTGAATTTGTTGCTTCGTGTTCAATTGCTGGCACTTATAACGCACGACCTTTGCAACCCGTTGCCAGTGCTGGGACTTACGATTCAGGCGCATTAAACCAAACCACTTTTATTTGGGGCGCACAATTAAACATCGGCTCAACCGCAAAACCCTATTTCCCCACTACCGACCGCTTAAATGTACCACGCCTAACCTACCAAAATGGCGGGGGCGGGTGTCCGAGTTTGTTGTTGGAACCTCAGAGGACGAATTTGGTGCAGTATAGTCAAGCGTTAAACACTGTACCCAATGTTGTGGACGCATCGACCGCAACTGCAAATGTTTATGTTTCACCCGATGGAACGCAAAACGCCATGCGATTTACCGAAGTAGCAATAAACGACAGGCACGGGTTTTATCAATATACAACGGTAACGGCACAAACTTACACGGCAAGTATTTTCACAAAACAAACGGGGCGGAGGTATATTGCATTTACTAGCGACATGGCAAATGGGACAAGTGTTGTATCGTTTTTTGACCTACAAACAATAAGCGTAGTAAGTTCGGGAGGCGGTCATACTTGCTCAATTCAAGATTTTGGGGATGGTTGGTTGCGTTTAATTGTTACGCTAACCGTTAGTGCTGGGGCCGCAGGTTCTCGCTATGTAATTTGGGGAGGTTCTCCCGATGGAACAACAAATACTTACACGGGTTCAACTTCAATCTCACAAACTTTTTGGGGCTATCAGTTTGAAGCATCAAGTTACCCCACATCCTACATCCCAACAACCTCAGCAAGTGCCACAAGGGTGGCGGATGCTTGTTATAAGACGGGGATAAGTAGTTTGATAGGGCAGACGGAGGGGACTTTGTTTTTTGAGTTGCAACGCAACGATACCGACAATGACACCCGTTTGCAAATTTCGGATGGTTCAGGTATAAATTGGCTTTTTGTTTCTATTGAAACGGGGTTGAATCCCCGTGCTTATTGCAATGTTGGAGGCGTTAATCAATTCAGTGTTTATGGTTCAGCAGTCAGCAATTCAACGCACAAAGTAGCACTTGCATACAAAAGCAATGATTTCAAAGTTTACATTGACGGAGTTGCGGTAATTACTCAAACAAGCGGAAGCGTTCCCGCATGTAATCAAATAGATGTCGGAAGTTCAGGACCAAGTGGTTCAGTAGTAAGCACATCAATTATTAAAGAAGTTGCACTTTTCAAAACCCGCCTCACAAACGCAGAACTTGCATCACTAACTACCTTATGAAAACCTTTTTGAAATACGAGTTCCCCCCTACACAATGGGCAACCCTTCGCAAGTTAATAGAAACAACTACAATTACACCCGACGGAACGGAAGTCCAAAGTTGGGTTGATTGTGCGGTTGTTGAATTGGGATTTATTTGTTTAGAGTGGGGGCAAGTGGATGACAAACCCGTTTGCGTTAAGCAGTCGGACAAATGGGCGGTCGACATTCTGTTTTATTCAGAACCCCCCGCAAGTTTTGCCCCGTTTGAGGTGTTCCCGAATCCGTGCGGTGTGCATACTTTTTCGGGTGATGATTCGTTGTATCTCAAAACCTTTTGCGCTAAATATCCTGATTCCCCATATTGTATCGTTCCAGAACCCAATGAAGAACTTTAATGATACCACGGCATCCATCGCCACTGCGGTCACTGGGTCAAGTGCCGTCATCACTTTTGCACAAATCTATCAACCACTTGTTACATTTACTGTGGGTATTATTGGTATTATTTCGGGCATTTTGGCGGTTATATATTGGGCTAAAAAAATCAATCGTATCGATGGCAACAAAGGTTAACACCACGAACTTCCGTGTGCAACCCAAAAAGAAGTTGGGCAGACATACGAAGCACATCAACAAGCACAAGTCAAAGAAACCAAGCGTAGGTCAAGGATGAGCAATGTAGCAACCACATTCGTTGATAAGTTAAAGGACCAATCGTTTACGATTATCCTAATGATTTGTGGTCTATACTACCAAAACCAAATCTTTGAATCGGAGATTGCCCGTTACAACAAAGTAGTGACGGAAAAACAAGAATACATCAATATGATTGTGGATGCAGAAAGAGAACGCATGATTGCAAGGGAAAGATATTTGATGGATCAACGGGATGAATTTATTAATATGTTAAAGGAGAATCAAAAATGATAGGAATTTTTAAGGGTGACAAAGGCGAATGGAGTTCAAAACGATTTGTGGGAATCATTGGGGCGTTAGTGCTATTTACAACGCTTGTATTGAACTCATTTAGTCATATTGATATTGCACCATCAAAAGAACTTGTTGAGGCCGTAGAATGGATAACAATCCTTTCTTTGGGTTTTACATCAATAGATAAATTTAAGAAGAATGAAAATTAAACAAGTGCCATTTAGGGCATACAATCGCGAAGCGGTTAAAAAAACCCAGGTGTATTTACACCACACTGCGGGAAACGGAAGCGGTGAACAAACCTTTGCGTATTGGGAAAAGGTAGCCAACAAGGTTGCAACTTGTGTTGCCATCTCAACAGACGGAACAATCGTTCAAGGATTTGGAAGTGAGTATTGGGCTTACCATTTAGGGTTAGGCACAAAACATTTCATGGGGCATGGTTGTCCGTACCTTCCTTTGGATAAAACATCCATTGGTATTGAGGTGTGTAACTGGGGTCCAATCACCAAAAAAGGCACAAAGTATTACAACTATGTGGGCGGTGAAATACCATCGGATGAAGTAACCGAGTTGTCAACGGCATACAAAGGGTACAAGTTGTGGCACAAATACACCGATGAACAAATTCAATCGGTTAAGGACTTGTTGATCCTTTGGAATGAAAAGTACGGCATTGATTTAACCTATAATGAAGACATTTGGGTAGTAACCAAACGGGCATTGAAGAATGAACCTGGCGTTTATACCCACAATTCAGTTCGTGCGGATAAGGCGGATGTGTATCCTTGCCCCCGTTTGATTGAAATGTTGAAGTCACTTACAAAGGAAAAGTAACCATTCACAAAAGAAGGGAGTAAAATCCCTTTTTTTATTTGTGTATATGTTTGGAATTTCAAATATCAAATGTATATTTGCATCATGAACATGACACTTAACATATACGAATGCGTTTATCGCACAGAAAGCGGAAAGGAATTGTACACCAAAACATGGTATGCACCAACATGGGAACACGCCTTTCGCATGGCTGAAATTTATCGCACAGTCACTTTGCACGAAGCGTTTGATTTTATATTAAAACGCATTTAATTTGGAATCTAAAATTATTTAACCTATTTTTGAAAAGACAAATAACATGGATATCATTTACTTAATCATCGGAACACCCATTGCATTTGCCATTGGTTATTCATGGCACTGCATCAAACGCAACAACAA